ACATGGCTTTAAAAGATTTTAATTCTACAAAAATAAGAAATTTTAGATATGATGCCATTGGTGCAGAATCTGGTATGGCTCAAACATTTGAGGATGAGCATTCTGGAACAACAGTAACTGGTAATAGAGATAAAATTTTAGAAATGTTTTTAGCTGGTGATCCAGATGCATTAGAAGTAAAAGAACCTGCAACAATATTTGATGATGGTGTAGGTAGTATTGCTATTGGACCACAAACTTTTTCTGTTAACAATCCTGCAGGTATGACAACAATTACAGGTAAGAGAGATAAAATCTTAGAAATGTTTTTAGTTGGTGATCCATTAAACTTAAAAGATGAAGCAACTATATTTGATGATACAGTAGGATCAGGTACAACAGGACAAAATTATATAGTAAGACATTCAAGTTATGAAGTAACAGGTCAAAAAAAGCCAATAGGAAGTTTAATTGATGGAGTAATTGATCAAATACAAAGTTCAACAGCTGCAGTCGAAGCAGGCCTTTCAACACCACAAGAAGCTGCAGTAATAATAGGAAATTCTGGTTTCGGTTTTGGACAAATAATGATGGATATTCCACCAATACCAACACCTCAAAGTTATGAGGTACAACATAGAGGAGGCACAGCAACAGTAACTGGTCTTCAAGGATCTATAGCTTTTGATGATTTAGATGAATTAAAGTCAAAAAGTGTTTTAGTATCAACGTGGGCAAACTTAGTTGATAACGAACAACTTTTTAGTTATATGAAAAGAGGAGCAACTGAAGGGTATCCAGGTCACAATGAGAATGTAGTTAATACACTTAATTTTGGCGTCAATTCAGTAGACTCAACACCGGAAAGAAATTTTACACAGTCACCAAGAATAGGTTACACAGTACAGTTACAAAGAGGTGGAAGTAATGCTGAAAAAGTAGCAGATAATTGGGGAAAATTATTAGGTGGCGCCGGTAATATGTGGACGAGATTTATAAATAAAAGATTTGAAAGACAGGCTTATTTTCATATAATGCAAGGAACAACGGATAGTGGATCTGGCGATGAAGCAGAGTTTGGAACATTTGACCCAATAGGCTTGCAAGCAGGTTTCTATCCTGGTGTTAGAGGCATAAGTATAGGTAGCGCTATATTTGGTAAACCTTCTTATATAAAAAATACTCCAAAATTGGATAATGAAACTTATACTGATGTAACGAAATTTGGGTTTGTAAATTACCAAACTCAGGGAGAGGACATGGGCTCTTTTGAGCCAAGTGAAGAATCTAAATTACTTTATCTTTATAGAAATTTTATATTAGTTCCTAATGATACAGAAGGCCCTGGTGGATTTTGGGCAATGGCAGCTGCATATTGGGACGCTAATTCAGTTGATGATCGAAATCCAATAGTTCCATCTAGAAATGTAGTAAATTCAATTACATATACAGATCTAAATACTGTTTATAATGGTGGACTTTTAGATGCAGAATCAGTTGAAGACAAAAGACAATATATATCAAATGTTTTTAATGGTGAAATAACAGAAGATGGTGAATGGGATGATAATTATGGGTTCTTTTCAAGATATAAGCCAACAACACCAATATATGATAACTTAGAAGAAAATCTGGCATCGTTTGATTCCGATCTCAAACATAAACCAGGCTTAAAACATTCTTTTGAAGGTCCTGAAGGTGATAAGTTATTCCCAGCAATGGATGGTGTTCAGGAAATACAAAAAATACCACAAGTACTTGAAAGGTCAAGGGAAGGTGACCAAACACTTAATAAGTACAACAAAGCTCAGACGCATGGTTTCCAAACTGGTTTGGCACATAAATATGCAACATTAGGATATGCTCAACTTAATGAAGCAAATAAATATGGGCAATCTCTCATAAGTCCTTCAGAACAACTTGATTTAGCACAAAGAGAGGTTTTAGAAGCTGCAGGTATTATTAAACACGTGGAAGTAAAAGATAATGATAGTCGAACTGTCCTCCTACCACAAGATGGAACCAGGAGTGATGGACAAGATAAAATATATGCAATTGGTAGACAAGGAGCAAAGATAAAAACTACGTTTGATACAAACTTAGAAGGACCATTTGCAGGATCACCAGTTAAAACAGTAGATGGCAAATATTTCTATGATGGCGTTGATAAAGTAAATTCTCAAAAACTGATAGAAAGAAAAGATAATACTTTAAACGAAGGCGGTGCACAGACAATAGGCAAAGCATCAAAAGATTTTATTCCATTAAATTTTTATGACATACACAACAATACTGACATCCCTTTTAGAGCATCTTTTGATGGCGATATTGAAGATTCAATACAACCAACATGGTCACCCACAAACTTTGTTGGAAGACCAGTTGCAGGATACACATATCAAGGGACTGAAAGATCTTTATCTTTTTCATTTATTGTTTATCCAAAAACAAAACAAGAATTTCCTGTATTATTAGAAAAAGTAAATTATTTAGTAGGATTATGTTATCCAAATTTGGATTCATTTTACAGAATGTCAGGCCCTATGATAAGACTAACTGTAGGAGATATTGTGCATGATCAGATGGGATTTCTATCAGAATGCTCTGTAACATTTCCCGAAGATAGTACTTGGGAAACAGATGATGGTCTACGATTTACAAAAAAAATTAATATATCAATAAGTTTTCAATATATTGGTGATAACTTACCGCTGAATAGGGGAGCACACTACAATTTGGGATGGCTAAATAATAACGGAGCAGGACAGTCTTACAACGACTTGCAAAACACTACTGCTGAACAGGCAGGTGCTCTGAGAAATAAGGCCCATCCAGTAGGTGACTTCTTAGATAGTGAGTCAGTAATATAATAGAGAGATAATATGTTCAACAGATATAAAGATGCAAGAATAAAAGTATCAGAAAATAAGGATAGATATTTTAAGCCAACATTATACCCTGCAATACCAGAGAGAGATTCAGATATAATTCATAATATTGTACAAGGTGAGAGGCTAGATCTGTTAGCACACAAATATTACGGTGATGTTAATTACTGGTGGATTATAAGCAAAGCAAACGGATTAGACCCATCAGATATAGGATTAAAATCATCAACACAATTAAGAATACCAACAGACATAGGGGAAGTTTTAAGAGCTTTTAATTCTGAAAACTTAACATAAAAATGGCAGGTTTTAGGCACAATATACACCCGAATATTAAAAAAGGTTTGGATGCACGTATAAAGGCACTATCAGAGTATGCAGGAATTGAACTAAGATCTTCACTATTAGCAGAATCAACAGCTGATACTGATTTTATAATTTCAAGAGAAGGGCAAATGTCAAAGAATACATTTGTCAGAATGATTGCACCAGGTACAAGAAAGACAAATATCATTTATGGTATGTTTAATATAGATGATGCAAGAGTCACAGGTGAATCACCAGGTGCAGACGGAGAAGATTATTTTCAATCTTTAAGTACAAGAGTAAAAGGCACATCAGAGGCATTTTATGATACTGTAGAAGAAAAAGGACATGATCATCCACATCAACAACAAGTTGCTGTACCGGGCACTAGACCAGTAGCAGGTATTACAAGCATAACAGTAAATTATGAAGGTTACGGAGGAGCAGTTAGAAAAGCAGTTGTAAACTGGTCATGCTTTACATTAGCACAACTAGAAATGTATCAAAAAGGGTCATTTCTTTCTTCAGGCCAACATGTTATTTTAGATTTTGGTTGGGTAAGGTCACAAAAACCCGCAGGAAGGGCAGGTGATATACCAAAATTTTTAATGGGTGAGGGTCAACATACAAAATTAAATGAGGATTTATTTAAAGACACAATAGAAATTGTAAATGGTGTAGAAAAAAAGACAGTTGATGCAGAATGGGATAAACTAGAAATAGAATATCATGGAGACTGGTCAGGAATAATCGGCCCAATATCAAAGTTTACATGGTCTCAAAGAGATGATGGAGGATTTGATTGTACAACTGAAATAATATCTAGAGGATCTAATATTTTTGATAAATCATTAAATACACTTCAAACAACACCACCAGAATTAAAAACTTATCCGATAAAACAGCCATCATTTGAAGAATTTGCACATGAAATTATAGCTGATGTAATGAAAAAAGATGGCTCTCCTGGAGATGGTCAAGGTATTGAAAGAAAATTTACAAAGTCTGTAAGTCTTCCTGATAGGATAGCATCCCTAGATATGGAAATAATAATGAAGTATTTTAAAAAATACTTAGAGGGTGAAGATGACAATTTAGAATTAAAAGAAGGTATTAATGTTGCTGCATCCTTTGACAAAAATGTAATTGCAATTTTAAGAGATCAAGGAAGAGATGGTTCAGATAGTTCCTCTTTATTTGAGAAAGAGCTAGATAACGATGGTGAAGAAACTGATGTGTTAAAGAGGGCAAGAGATTTTTCAAATGAGATATGGGTACGATGGGGATGGCTCGAAGATAATGTAATATCATATTACACAAGAGCAGAAAAATCAGGTGGATCTGTATTAGCGGATTTTCGATCATTAGACAGAGAAGGGGGCGAAGTTGGTGCATTAAGATCTGTAAGAATAAAAAATGATCCTGAACTTTATACATACGACCCATCTAAATTTATAATTCCAGGACAATTTCCTTCACAATTTTTTGCCAAATCTTCAGATGAATCTGATACAGTATCACCTTATCAAAAATTAGCTGAGCTTATAGAAACAGATGTAGTAGCCGCATATCCATTTGCAACAAATGATAAAAAGACAGAAGGTTATTTAAGAAATATTTATATGAATTTAAACCAAGTAAAAGCAATTTTTGGAAAATCAGGGACTACAATACAGAGGAGCATGATAAATCTAGCAAAAGTGCTAAATAGTGGATGCAAGCTCTGGAACTTTTCTATAGACAAGGCAGATTCAATTACAAGTGCGCTATCAACATTTAGAATAGTTGCTGAACAATCTGCAGAATCAACAGAAACTGGTGATGACCAAGATACTAATCCAAAAAATTCATATGTTTTTGATAATTTTGGCTTTAATTCCCTAATTACAGATCTATCACTTACATCTACAATACCTGATAAATTTGCAGTGGTTGCAGGATTTACAGGAGCAAGACAAGAAGGTGAAGGCCAAACAAATGAAGATGCAATCAAAAAATATTTTAAAGATGGAACAGACAATGTTGATGAAGATAAATATAAGTTAGCAGGTGAGTTCTTTTCAGACCCTACAAATATAGGTAAATTTGCAATAAAAATAGAAGATTCTCTACAAACTGATTATGGTAATCCATTTGAATGGGCACATATAGAACAACCCACACCAGAGCTTACACCTGAGGGATTAACTCGTGTAGTTGGACCAAACGGAGAAAGATGGAATCATACTATACACCCAATACTAGAAAAGATTTCCTCTAATGCATCATCAGCAAAATATTTAGATGCATTTAAAAAGAAGCATGAAGAACAACGAAAAAAATTACAAACAAAAGCATGGAAAAATATACAGAAAGGAGAAGTTTCTGATAAAAATCTAAAAGATATATTCGCTTACGATATTGATGACGAAGGTAATAAACAACTTAGAAAACCATACAATTCTGAAGGAGAATTGATTGATTCTTTTTTTAGGGCAATGAAGTGGTTTTTGGGCGAATCACCACTAACCAGATTTTCAGCAAACAATCAAGGTCCGCTTACAATGCCAATTAATGTCGACATGACAATAGAAGGCTGTGGTGGAATATATCCAGGTGATATGTTTAGACTTTCATATTTGCCAGAAATATATGGACAAGTAGACTACTCTATAAGAAAACCTGCCTATGTTAAGCCAAATGATATAATGCCAAAAACATATTTTTCTGTAATGGGAGTTTCTCATACATTGAGTCGAGATGGCTGGGATACACAAATAACTGGTGTTACAAATAAATCAAAAGATGAAAAGCATGAAAAAGAAGAAGTAAAAGAGTCTAGAAAAAAGATAAGATCATCATACAAAAAGACAATAGGCACATTTATCAAAGCAGAACCAGAATTTGTTGGTCCTCCTCTGCCACCTAATGCTAGCCCAACACCAACACCGACACCTCCTGGTCAACCTCCTGCATCTCCTGTACCTCCTGGTATAATGATTTTAGAACCAGATGATCAAATACAAAATTCTATATATTATGATCCAGATGAGGAAGACTCGTATCATAGAATAGGTGATAGTAATTCATCATTCGATGCAAATACAACTCTCTTTCAATATGATAACTTAGATGAATTTATGTCAACTGATAATTTAGATGTAGATAGTTCAGTTTTTGATGATTAGGAATAAGTAGATATGAAACTTAAAAAAGGACAAATAGAATTTATTGAAATGCAAGAAGGACCTCTGAAAACAACAATAGGGGAGTTTTATGATAGTGCAGGAATACAAATAAGAAGAGGACAAGACTATATGATTTATTATTTTAAGGATAAGACAGTATCATACGTATTACCACTTACAGAAGAAAAAATATATAGAGCAAAAAAGGTCAATAAAGAAGTATACGCAATGCTTCATCCTACAAAAAATAGAGATGTATATCCAGAAGTTTTATATGCAACAAAAAAAGACTTACCATTTAATAGTAAATTTATGACTAGATTTTTCTCAATAAAGAAAACAGAAAAATTACCAAAAATAATTGAAGTTAAAAAACCTACAAAAACAAATTTATATAAGTTTGTAAGGGTGCAATGGCAAATATCTGGTGACGAGAAAGCTACAAGAATTCATAATGAAAAACAATTAAGAGTAGCAGAAAGAAAAATACCAGGAATATCAGAGCTTATTCCACCACTTCAGTTACATCAATCAAAACTTAGGAATACAAAAAATCTGGGTACATTACTTATGAAGAATCCAGATTACGAAAATCAACAAAATTAAATTTTCACAAATACAAATGATATATATATACAAAGGTTATAAAATTGGTTATAGAAAACAGTCAAAAATATTCTGATCTGATTAGCAAGTTGTGTAATAAAACTGTATTTGCAGCTGCAGTATCAGATGATTTTAGATACCACCCAGCAGAATGTGAACCAATTGTAATCTCAATAAAGTTCGAAGATGATATTTACAATATCGTATTAGATCACACAGAATCAGAAGAAAATAAACTAGATATAAAAGAACTAAGCAAAATAAAGAGGTTTTTTGTAGATGATGCAAAAGAATTTTATCATCTTACAGGGTTAGAAAATTGTTATGATTCAAAACTTTTAACTCATTTTAATAATAATAAAACAGAACCACCAATACTGCCACATATTTTTGAGCACTTAGGAAAATCAAAGAAACAGGGCATAAATAAAGTTGTACCACTAACAAAAGTAATAGAATATGCAGAAGCAAAATTAAATACGATACAAGAACCTAAAAATATAACTAGGCCTTACTTGAAGTATAATAATTCATTAAAAACTTTTGCTAAAATAGAAGGTTCTGGAATTAAAATTACAATGGGTCCATTTAAAAGAGTATTTAAAAATGACTACGCATATTCTAATTTTAACATACTAACAACAACAGGACGACCTTCAAATACATTTAGAGGAATCAATTTAGGCGCACTTAATAAGAATGATGATACCAGAAATCAAATAGTAACTAGACACAAACCAGGAATGTTAGTTGAATTTGATTATGATGCATATCATCTACGATTATTAGCAAAAATATTAAAATATGATGTTCCGTTAGATGTATCACTACATCAATATTTTGCAGATACAATATACAAATCATCTTATGATGAAGCAAAAAGAATATCATGGCAAATATTATATGGTAACATTAAAGTAAAAGAAAAAGAGAACCCATTTTTTTATAAAGTTGACCAAATGTCAGACTTATTATGGGGTTATTTTAAAAAGCATAAACATTTTAAATCGCATATTTATAGACGACACTTTGCGTCAAGTAATGTTCCTGATGCAAATAAAAATAAGGTATTGAACTATTTTATTCAATCGTATGAGACAGAACAAAATATCGAGACAATAAATAGAATACAAGATTTTTTAAAGTCTCGTAGTACAGACATGATATTATATACGTATGATAGTTTTCTGTTTGATTTAGATAGATCAGAGGGACTCAGAATGGTATTAGATTTAAAAGAAATCTTACAAGCAGGTTCCTTTCCTGTAAAGGTAAAAGCAGGACTGAATTATGGGGAAATGCAAGATATAACGGAGAGAATAAATGGACATTAATAAAGTTATAAGTGATGCTGTTGATGAAGTTTCACTACAAACAGCAAACGGTATGGTAAGTTTAGATGATGCATATCATCTATTCTTGGTTCAAGAAGAACTAAAAAAGAGTATGCCAGCTGACATAGTAGAATCTATGTTTAACACAGAAATAATAAGTGAGTCTAAGTTAAATCTTGAAGGTGGTTATAATAAAGATGTATCTGAAGTACTAGAGCAAGAATTAGAAAAGCAAAATAAAACTGCATTATTTGTTTATTTTATTAATCAGGGATGTGGATCTCCTGATATAAGAAAATCAGTAATGGGTTACGTAAAGAAAATTACAAAACCAAAGAATGCAATAGAATTCGTAAAAAATTTAGGAAGGTTAAGTAAGCCAAAACACGGGATGTCTGTAAAAGGAAATATTGAAAAGCAAATTTATGCATTGAATGCAAAAGGAATAGGAACAGGTGAAATATGGCTAGGTTATGTAATCAAAAATGCGGGAATACAAGGTGGTGGAGTTTCATTTGACTTGTTAGTTGGTGGAACAAAATATGAAGTAAAGGATTATGCTACGAAAGGTCCAAGTACAGCAATTCGTGTAGGTGTTGAAGGTAATGTTGCACAACATGGTTTTTGGAGACAAGTATTAGATACAATACTAATTTTAGAAAAAGTATTTGATGATATGGATGCAGAAAATCTAGTCCCTGAACCGGATTTTATAAAGGTGTCAAAAGAGATTCTAGGAAGAAGAAGCACAATAAGAACAGGTGAGTGGAATAAGACAGATGTCGGAAGATTCAATGACCTCTATAAAATAACTTCTAGGCTAACGGCAGTAGCAGACTCTGGCTTTAATCAAGTTAAGTTTATTGGACCAAATCAAAAGCCAGTAACTAGAACAATTAAAGCAATTGATAGTATACCAAATAACAAAATTGAAATAGAGTTTACAAAAGATGACAAAGGGTATACACAATTAGACATTGTTAATAATCTTAGAAAACTTCAATATGTAAGAGATCCAAAAGAATATCAAAAAGGTTTAGACGCAGCAATTAAAGAAATTGTTGATGGTGGCACTGCGGCTGAATGGATCATTTTTAGAAAGGGTTTAATAAAAGTCTTAAAAGGTGCAAAGAAATTTAAGTTTAGTCATGTCTCCCAGGGTGGTGTTAGAATCTTAGACATATAATGATTAAATTAAAAGATATATTAAATGAAGCAAAGTGGGATAGTATTGCAGGTAGGGTTTGGGATCACATTATCAGCAATGAGATTAAAATAACACAAGAAAAATTAAGAGAAATATCAGATGATGTAGCTAGACAGAGCAAAATTAGTAAAAATGGTCTATATGATGCGGTTAAAAGAGTTGGTGAGGACAAAAACTGGTTTACTAATTTTATAATGACGTCTGGCAAAAAAGGAGCTGGTGTTTTTAAATGATAAAATTAAAAGATTTATTAATGGAGAGAAAGGTTATGGATACTGCTGGAATAATTTTAAAAGATCCGGTGGCGGGAGTTGTACTTGTAAAAGATGCAACCGATGCATACGATTGGGGAATACCGAAGGGTAAAGTGGAGCCTGGAGAAGAACCTATCGATGCTGCTTGTAGAGAGACAATAGAAGAAGTCTCTATTTTAGTTAGTAAAAAAGGATCACATATAAACGGTCCTGTAAAACTAATAGCCACAAAGAATAATTCTAAAGATGGCAAATATTATATCTATGAAAGCCGAATGAAAATGGCTGTCATACCAATGAAAAGTATTGAGCACGAAGAAGTGCGCTGGTTTAAAGAATTACCAGAAAAAACAGATCCACGATTAAAGGATTTAATCTAATGAAAACACAATTATTATGTACATTTTGTACAAAGCAAGATTTTGATGATGCGGTACAACTAATCAGTATGGCATCTGAAATAGTTTTTAGTAAAATATACGTTTTTGAGAATATGGATGATAATGATTCATTAATTTGCACATATAACGTAGAAAAAACAGAAGATTTTATACAGAACAACAAAACTATGGCAATCCATAGGAAGAAAGAGACAAATACACTATACACAATTAATGCTTTGAATGAAGCAATAAGAAAAGAGAACAACGGTGTATTAGACAAATCTTATTCACTAAATTGGGAGTCTTATCGTAATTCACTCTTATTAACAAATGATTCAGGTTTAAATGTGATAAGAACTAAATTGTATAAGATTATTAATACATAATAGGAGATTATGATGAAAAAATTTAGTTGGCAACCAAAAAAAGGCTCTTTTAGAAAGACACAAGAAAATCACTTCAAAAGAGAAGTATTAAAAGAAGAAGCTTCACCAGAACAAATAGCGATGTCTAAAAAGTATAGATTTAATACTCACCCTGATGAAATAGATGTTGCTTGGATAAAGAAAAATAAATTGGAAAAAGTATGGAGCAGAAAATCACCTCATCCAGATGTAATGAAGATAGCAAAAGCATTCTCAGAAAAAATTAAAAAAATGGGTGGTGTGGATAAAGATGAAAATAATCTGGAACAATTAAAAAAAGAGATGAAAGGCTTTTTTTCTAGCTCAAAAGGATGGGATAGAGATGAATTGTCTAGCTCTAAAATAGGTTTAATGCACACATGGAAAAATATGGGTGCAGTAGTAAGGTTCGAACCAAAATATGATGATTTTGTTGACATACAAGATATTGGAGCTAAAAAAGAGATTAATATTAATACCAAGACTGGCAAAATTAATATTAAAGGTGGCGGAATGGGAGGTTGGCCATTTCCAGCTGCAAACCAAGCTCAAAATGAAGAAGGTGGCGGATTCGGCTACGAAGAAATGTAAAAAAATATATACAAAAAACGTACTTTTCAATATTTTAGTAGATATATATATTTGCTTATTGAAAAATTGAAATTTTGAAAGTACGGAGAGTTATAGACTCTGTATGGGATTGGCTGAATAATGGGTGCTAAACTTAGGAGCTCATAAAGCAATCTGCCGAAAAGCTGTGGTGGCTATGCCTATTTGCTAAATGTTGTGAATGGAAAGCTCGAGACAATCGATTCGGAATGTACTTCTAGAATAAACTAAAGAACAGCGATTCTTTGACCTTGTTGTGGGTAAGGGTAAAACCGAAATCCCATCTCGCTGGCTGAATAAACCAAACTTCGAGGGTTAAGGCAATTACATAGGTGTTGAAACCGCTTCAACGTAGCCTAACTAGCTATGAGGAGAACTAGCATAACTGCTAGATGTAAGATACGAGGTATACAAATCGAAGCTGGAAGTTGTAGTGTGATCGCAAATCCTACATCCCCAAAAATTTCATTAATTAAAAAAAGGCCCGAACGATTTTTAGTTTCCACTATATTAAAACTTAAAAAACACCTGCGGCCTTTTTTTATGAAAAATGTTATAAAAAAATTTACTTTTGAAGATGTTGCATAATATATATTTCTGTAACAATTAAACAATGAACTATTAACAAAGGAGTATTGAAACATGGACTTATCCGTAATAAAATCCAGGTTATCACAACTACAACAATCAAACACAAGAACTTCAAACCTATGGAAGCCTTCACCAGGTAAGACACAGGTTAGAATTGTACCTTACAAATTTAATAAGGACAATCCTTTCATTGAATTATACTTCCATTATGACATGGGTGAGAAGAATTATCTTTCACCAATTTCATTTGGGCGTCCTGATCCAATTGAGGAGTTCGCAACTAAGCTAAAAGTTTCTGGTAACAAAGAAGACTACAAGCTTGGTAGAAAAATCGAAGCTAAGATGCGCACTTATGCTCCCGTCATCGTAAGAGGTGAGGAGAACGAAGGTGTAAAATTCTGGGGCTTTGGAAAAATGGTATATCAGGAACTACTATCTGTAATCGCAGATCCAGACTATGGTGATATTACTGACCCAGTAAACGGTCGTGATATTGTCGTTGAGTTTAAAACTAGCGAAGAAACAGGTCGTGCTTTCCCGATGACAACTATTAGGGTTAAACCTAATCAGACGCCTCTCACAGAGAATACCGACGTTATGAAGACTGTTAAAGATACGCAGAAACCTATCACTGACATCTATTCTGAATTAGAATATGATGATCTTCAAAAAGCACTAGAAGGTTGGTTAAACCAAGATAGTGATGTTGAAGATAGTGAGGTTAATGATCCTGCTAAAGCAGCTAAAGCAGCTAAAGCTGGCACTGCTACTGAGGACGTTTCTTCAGCATTCGACGATCTATTTAATTCTTAAGTTATAGGAGAACCACTATGAGCGCAAGACGTGATGTTCTTGCTAGTGAGCTAGCAGAGAGTCTAAACTCTAAGGTAAAAGGGCAAAAAGTTGCTTTCTTCTTAGATGGATCTGATGACACCCCAACGGATATCAATGACTTTATATCTACAGGATCATCTTTACTTGACTTAGCAATATCAAACCGACCAGAAGGTGGAATAGCAGTGGGAAGAATCACGGAGATCAATGGTCTTCAAGCTTCCGGAAAATCACTGCTCGGTGCACATATTCTTGCTGAGACACAAAAAAAAGGTGGTATTGGCGTTTATATTGATACAGAAACTTCAGTAAGTAAGGAGTTTTTAGATGCAATTGGCGCTGATACAAAGAATATCCTGTATCTTCATATGGAAACTGTTGAAGATATATTTCAAGGCATTGAAGACATTATAACCAAAGTAAGAGAATCTGACAAGACAAAATATGTAACTATTCTGGTTGATAGTCTTGCTGGAGCATCTACTAAGGTTGAAATGTCATCTGATTATGAAAAGGATGGATGGGCTACATCAAAAGCAATCATAATTTCTAAGGCAATGCGTAAGATTACACAAATGATTGGTAGACAAAAGATTACACTTGTGTTTACAAATCAATTGAGGCAGAAATTGGGTGTTATGTTTGGTGATCCATATACGACTAGCGGAGGTTTGGCATTGCCATTTCACGCTTCAACTCGTATACGATTATCGAATATGGGCATGATTAAGGACAAAGAATCAAATGTAATCGGGCATAAATGCCGCGCAAAAATAATCAAAAATAGAATAGGACCACCATTAAGAACTTCAGACTACGAAATGTATTTTGACAGAGGTATTGATGATGAAGGTGGTTGGCTACAAACCTTAAAGGCACTCAAAATTGCTCAAGTAGCAGGTGCTTGGTATACTATTGATTATGATGGCACACCAGTTAAATTCTTATCAAAAGACTTTGCTGATAAACTTGCAGATAACGAAGGTTTGAAAGAATATCTATATGAAAAGATATGTGATGCAAGTATACTTCAATATGATGACAAGCGAGGAATTGATGATGTTGAATTTACAGATGAAGTAGTGGACGGCGATCTTGCTTAAAAAACGGTATAAAGAAATACTAAAGCAAATAGGCAATGAAGCTAACAAAGACAAAAATAGAAACATAAATGATCACGTCCTGGTAATTGACGGACTCAACAATTTTATCAGGACGTGGGCGGTTTCACCTGCAACAAATGCTAATGGTCAACATATAGGAGGAATTGTAGGGTTTTTGCAAACAATTGCACTTGCAATAAGAACATTATCTCCTACTAGGGTTATCATCGCATTTGATGGTAAAGGTGGCTCTGCACGTAGAAAGAAAATATATCCTGAATATAAGGCTGGAAGAAAACCACTTAAAAGACCAAATAGAATTGAAGGCGTCAATGATGAAAATGAGGCTGAAAATATGAGAATGCAATTTTCACGCTTAATAGAATATTTAAATGTCTTACCCATTACATTTATAACAGTAGAAAATATAGAAGCAGATGATACCATTGCTTATATTGCAAATCAAGTTCTTAGAACCTCTAAAATCACAGTAATGTCAACAGATAAAGATTTTTATCAAATTGTAAATGATAGAGTTTCAGTCTGGTCACCAACAAAAAAGGTTTTATATGATAGAAAGAGGCTTGAAGAGGAATTTGAAATATTAGCTGAAAACTTTGTATACTATAGAATCATAGATGGGGATAAGTCAGATAATATCCCAGGTGTAAGAGGATTAGGATTAAAGACAATAAGAAAAAAATACCCACTTTTGTCTGATACAGAAATAGTTAATATAGATGAATTTTTAAATGTTACAAAATTAGATGAACACAAAGACTTACTTGAAAGAAATTATGATTTAATGCAACTTAAAGCTGTAGATATTGCTGGAAATGCAAAGTTGCACATAATTGATCAAGTAAACAATGGCACTGGTAGACTAATAAAATATAAAATTCATAAGATGTTTTTAGAAGATACAATTGATCATGCAATTAGAAATCCTGACGTTTGGTTGCAAGACAGTTTCAACAAATTAGAATTGATAATACAAAATGCCACCAATAAATGATGCCCTGACTAAATACGGATCAGTATTTCAAACAAAAATAATAACTAGCCTTCTAGCAGATCAACAATTTGCAGTAACAATTTATGATATGTTGCAGCCAGAATTACTTGATACTGAGGCAAAACAATGGCTTATTAAGACTATTAAAGATTATTATTATGAATATAAACTTACTCCTTCACTACAAACTTTAAAAATAAAATTAAATGAAGTCAATAATAATCTACTTAGAGATTCAATAGTAGATGAACTTCGTGAAGTTACAAAAAACTTAGAAGCACCGGATTTAGAATTTATTAAGAATGAAACAATTACATTTTGCAAAAATCAAACACTTAAAGCAGCAATTGTCAAGTCTGTTGATCTACTGCAGGAGGGACAATATGATGAAATAAAGCGAATTGTCGATAATGCAATGAGAGCAGGGACACATAGAGATATTGGCCTTGAATATGTAAAAAACTTTGACAAAATATTAGAAGATGTAAATCGTCCGTGCGTACGGACAGGATGGGAACCAGTGGATAGCATAATGGATGGAGGATTATCAGGTGGTGAACTAGGGGTTGTTGTTGCTCCTTCTGGAATTGGTAAAAGTTGGTTTTTACAAGCACTTGCAGTTAATGCTCTTAAAGCAGGAAAGAATGTAATTCACTATACACTAGAATTAAATGAGGCATATGTAGGTTTAAGATTCGCAACAATATTTTCAGAAGTTCCAGTTGCAAACGTAAAAGACCATAAAGATGAAGTAAAAGAAAAGATAAAAAGTCAATGTAAAGGTGAGTTAATTATTAAGTACTTTCCAACAAGAGGTGCAACTGTACAAACAATACACACACATTTAAAAACAGTTGAACTTATGGGACATGAGCCAGACTTAATACTTGTAGATTATGCAGATTTATTAAGGGACTCTAGTTTAACAAGAGATCAAGCTGTAAGACATCAACTAGGAAATATTTATGAAGACCTTAGAGGATTAAGCGGTGAATTTCAGATACCTGTTTGGACAGCATCTCAATCTAATAGATCATCATTAGAAGATGAAATTATTGGTGCAGAAAAGATAGCAGAATCTTATGCAAAAATAATGACAGCTGATTTTGTTATGTCACTTTCTAGAAAGATAGAAGATAAAATAGCAAACACAGGGCGTATTCATGTAATAAAAAATAGATTCGGTCCTGATGGAATGACTTATCCGTTAACAATGAATACATCAATTGGCAAAATGGATATTTATGATTCGGCATCTGTAAATGGACAAGCTGAAATGAAGAAGCAAGACAAAGGAAATGAGTATACAAGAAAACTACTTGCTAAAAAATATGAAGATCTTAAAGATCCGGGGGTTGAGGGTAAAAAAGATGAAACAAAGTGGAAAAACTTTGAAACAAATTAGTTATATCTTCTTATTTAGAGTAGCCAAATATAAACAATGTTATTAAAGGAGTGAGTTATAATGAAATCACACAAGTTTAAGCTGTCACAAGCGTTTGTTGATAAGTACAAACGAAAAAAACCCCCATTTGGTTTTAATGGTTTGGGAGAATTAGTTTTTATGAGAACTTATTCTAGACTTAAAGAAGATGGAAAAAATGAAAAGTGGTGGGAAACAGTTAAAAGAGTTGTAGAGGGAACTTATACAATGCAAATGAACTGGATAGAATCTCATCAATTAGGATGGAATCCCTGGCGAGCGCAAAGATCTGCACAAGAAATGTTTGATAGAATTTATAATATGAAATTTCTTCCACCAGGCCGCGGCCTTTGGGCAATGGGAACAGCAATAACTGAAGAAAGAGATTTATATGCAGCTCTTAATAATTGTGCTTTTGTATCTACAGAAACAATAAAAGATGATGGTTCAAAACCTTTCACATTTTTAATGGATGCATCAATGTTAGGTGTAGGTGTTGGATTTGATACAAAAGGTGCTGACCAAATAATGGTAAAAGGACCTACAGCAAAAAGAGATCCTGAAGTATTTATTATACCTGACACAAGAGAAGGTTGGGTAGAATCAGTTGCCGCATTAATTGATTCTTATTTTCACGGAACACCGGCAGTCCAATTTGATTATTCTAAAATAAGACCTGCAGGCGTTCCTATTAAAGGTTTTGGAGGACAATCAAGTGGTCCTGAGCCATTAGAAGAAGTTCATGAAACCATTAGAAGCGTACTCGAAGGAAATGCAGGTGCCCCAATTACAATAACAACAATTGTAGACATTATGAATCTCATTGGTAAGTGTGTAGTAGCAGGAAATGTACGACGTACAGCTGAAATTGTATTCGGTGACCCCTACTCTGATGAATACATGGATTTAAAAAATTATGAAGTAAACCCACACAGGGATAAATACGGATGGACATCAAATAATTCTATATTTGCAGAGTTGGGTATGGATTATTCTGAGGCATGCAAAAGAATCGCTCTTAATGGAGAACCAGGATTTGCTTGGCTTGAAAATATGAGAGGATATTCTCGAATGAAAAACGGCAAAAATAATAAAGACCATAGATCAATGGGAGGTAACCCATGCTTAGAACAGACCCTAGAATCTTATGAATTATGTTGCTTAGTAGAAACATTTCCGTATAAACATGAATCATTAGAAGATTATAAAAAAACACTTAAATATGCATACCTATATGCGAAGACAGTAACATTAGGAAAAACACATTGGCCAGAAACAAATAGAGTAATGTTAAGAAATCGTAGAATTGGTTGTTCCGTTAGCGGAGTTGCACAATTTTTAACTTATAGAGGAATTGGGGAGCTAAGAGATTGGCTAGAATCAGGATATGATGAAATTCAAAGATTAGATGATGTTTACTCAGATTTTCTTGCAATCCCAAAGTCAATTAAAACAACGTCAGTAAAGCCAAGTGGAACAGTATCATTGCTTGCAGGAGCTACGCCAGGAGTACATTATCCTGAGTCAAGATTTTATATAAGAAGAATGAGACTATCAAACCAATCAGAATTATTAAAACCATTAGAAGATGCAGGATACAAAATAGAACCTGCATTTGGTTCAGAGGATTCTACAGTTTGTGTAGAGGTTCCAATTGATGTTGGTGATGGAATTAGAACAGCTAAGGAATTAACTGTTTGGGAGCAATTTAGCCTTGCTGCGTTTATGCAGAGACATTGGGCAGATAATCAAGTAAGTTGTACTGTTACATTTGATCCCAAAAAAGAAATAGATCAAGTAGAACAATGTCTAAATTATTTTCAATATCAGCTAAAAGGAATAAGTTGTTTACCAAGATTTGATACTGGTGCATATAAACAAATGCCTTATGAAGCAATTGATGAGAAGTTTTATAATAAGATAACAAAAAAGATAAAAAACTTATCATTTGCAAAAATGAAAGGTGAAGACTCAGAAGCAGAAAAATTTTGTGATGGCGATGTATGCATCGTTTAATTTCAAATACAAAAGCGGACAGGCAGACGACACACCTGTAGAAAAATGTGTCATTCATTAATGAATAAACAAGGAGAACGATGAAATGAAAAATCGTAATCTAATCTCATTAGTAACAATCTTTTTAATGCCTATGTTCCTTTTCGGACAAAGTATTGGTGGAGTTGTTTCTAATGAATCAAATAATCCAATAGTAGGAGCTAATGTAATTGTAATAGGAACTGATTTAGGTTCTGCTGCAGATGCAGACGGATACTACTCTATTGATTTAGAGGCGGGTTCTTATACACTTACCGCTTCCGCAATTGGATATGAATCTCAATCGTCTGAGGTGAGAGTAGAAGGTGACGCAAACATTGTCAACTTTGTATTGTCAGTTTCAGCAATTGAGATGTCGGCATTAGAAGTTTTGGCTTCTCGTGCTGATGAAAATACACCTGTTGCGTATACAACAGTTGGCAAAGCAGAGATGGAAATGAGACTAGGTTCTCAAGATATTCCAATGTCTCTTAATATGACGCCAAGTGTTTATGCTACACAACAAGGTGGCGGTGCTGGTGATGCACGTATTAATGTACGTGGATTTAACCAGAGAAATGTTGCAGTCATGATTAACGGTGTTCCACAAAATGATATGGAAAACGGTTGGGTCTATTGGTCTAATTGGGATGGTGTAGCAGATGCTGCGCAATCTATTCAGATGCAACGTGGATTATCTGCAGTCAATCTTGCTACCCCTTCAATAGGCGGAACTATGAATATAATCACAGATCCTGCTTCATATGAAAAAGGTGGTAAGGTAAAACAGGAAGCAGGTGAGGGTGGTTTTTTAAAGACTACACTCAACTACAACTCTGGTCTCATTGGCGATAAATTAGCTGTAAGTGGTACAATTGTACGCAAGACTGGCGACGGAATCGTTGATGGCACATGGACGGATGCATGGGCTTATTACTTAGGCACAAGCTATCAGATGAATGATGATCATCGACTAGAGATGTATGCTATCGGTGCGCCACAACGTCATGGTCACAACCTATACAAACAGAACATAGCGACTTATTCACAAGAGTTAGCTGGAAGTATCGATGGATACAATGATTCAGCTTACGTTTCTGGTGAAAAG